CTGTGTGAACATACAGCCCACCCTCGCCTTCGTCAAGGTCTGCATCACTGAGGTCAGCATCGCGCACGCCTCCAAGAAGCTGCGCGACCCCATCAAACGAGACGTAGTCATCACTGCCACCAGCCTCATTGTTCAAGTAGAGCTTGCCATCAAGCTCATAAATTTCGTATTCATCGAGCTGTTCATTAATCGTACCAGCGTCGTAGTAGTAATCGCCGTTTGCTTTTTCTGCCATAGGTTTATAAACCTCCTCCGTATAGTGACCTCTGAGAGCTTGTACAAATTAGGGCCGACTCTCTCGTCATCGGTGTCACTAATTACTTTATGCGTCGGCCATTTATATCAGTCGCGCCAAATCGGCTCAATGGTCGTCGTGTCATTAAAGTGATAGGGCGGCGTTGTTGGGAGTGGGTCGAACCCTTGATTGGGTGATGTGGCGAGCCGCCCCTCGACCGATTCTCTGAGCGATTCACTCTCATCAAAGTAAATCTCTTCTCCGTTGAGCGATTGTGTCACACCCGTGCTCGGATTTGTGTTCTCAATACTGAACCCAATAATGTCATCATTTCTCTGGAACTCCTTGAGCTTGGTTGATTCAACTGCGTCCTTTGTCTCCATATGTGCAATGAGTTGTGCGCGCTCACGCAAGTAGGCATCACTATAGTCTGATTCAATGCGCGCCGTCACAGAGTTGAATGATTCATTGGTTACGATTGCGTGACGCATTTGGAGCCGCGCCTTTCGCAACATCTCCTCGGCCGCATCCCTGATTGCATTCTCGATATTTTGTGCAAAGAAGGAAACGTTTGTGTCTCGATATGGAGACGACCCAACCCCAAGAGATTCTAATTCTTCATCGAGAAGTGTGCGTATTGTATCACGAGCAGTGTTTCTCGTCGACTGCTCTCTGATTGCGCGATTTAGTTCACGGTTTGCAACATTCTCGAACTCACTCACAGCATACTGTGGCGTTGATGCATAGCGCTCACCAAGTTGGGACAGTGTGTTGTCCATCGCTGTTTGGAAGACCGAGTATGCCAATTCTGCAATTTGTGAGCGCTCATCGTCATAGGCGGCGAGTTCGCTCACTGTGCGAGACGTGTTCCACACCTCAGTCGAGCGATTTGACTCAGTTTCATAATCAACGTAAATGTTCTTGTCTGAGTCGACGCCAGCCATTGGAATATCTGGTGTCGGATTATTGACAGAATCTGGTGTCTCTCCTTTAGTGATTACTTCATCAGGGTCGGCCCCAGTAACATCCATCGCTGGGTCAACGTCTTCCCCCTCGCCCGAGGATTGACCACCGTTTGCGCCATCGCCGACAGACTGTCGCTGCTCGGGTGAGCGCATGTCTGGCTGTTGGCCCTGAGTTTGTGTCTCTCCTCCCTGAGAGTTACTAATGTATCGGATGACTTGCTCGTTTCTGTCTACGTTAAGGTCTGTCTCACCAGGGGTGCCAAACTTGAGAGTAATATCTTTTGCTCGCTCTTCGTCAACCCCTTGCTGCATGGCAACCTTTCGCACGACAGGCGTAAACTCTTCTTCAAGTTCTCGGCGCGCCTCTTTGATTTGCCGATTCACATCCTGCTGTTGGGCGACACCCGACACTTGGCCGACCGTTGCACCAGTGCCACCAAAGGCTCCGAGAGTGAATAGTGGCATTGGCATCGCACTCATAATCCATTGAAGGTCGAAGTTCAATGCTTCAGCAATGTCTGCCACCTCGCCCGAGATAGTTTCTACTTCTACATCGCCGCGCACACCTTGTTTCATACCAGGGTGGAAGTTCTCCATCTCTTGGTGTTTCATGAAGCTTGCAATCTCGCCCGAGTCCCACGGATTTTCTTCAGAGCCGAACATGAATAGCCAGAGCGGGTATGCCTTGGAGGCAATCGCTTCATCATTGTCGGCCAACTTTTGCTTGATTCCGTCAACTCGGTCGGCCACCGCCTCAATACGAGAGGTGCCAAATACTTCCCCAACGTCAGCGTCTCTCGTCATTGGAATGATTTCGTCTCGACGGAAGCCTATCTTCTCATCGTTGGAGGCATCGCCGCCAGAGATTGCCTCGCCCCAGTATGTGTTATCAGTTTCGAGAATATCCTGTAACCAGGCGGCGGCCCCTCCTGACTCGGCCTTTGGTGCAGAGTCGTACTCATTGATGTCATCAGGGGCCATCAGTATCTTCTGATTGGGGCGCGTCACTGCCTCCATCGTTTCTGCATTGATTAACTTGAGGCCAGCAATTTTGTCAGGGTCGTCCTTGTGTGGCGCAACTTCGACAAGTGATGTTCCACGAACCTCTCGTTGCACAATTGCTTTCTTTGCTAGCAGGCGGAAGTCTCGTCCTGGCTGCCCTTCTAGAATCGCCGCCTGATTCAACCAGTTACCAATTCGCTCAACTTCTCTTCGTTCGAGCTTTTTCGTCTCGATGAAGTAGCCAGGCTCAGTTACTCGGCTCGCAAATGAGGTTATTGGCTTTCGCACGATTGGCGTCGTCTCAAACTGCCGCCAATACTTGCGCATCTCATCTTTCGGAGCCTCAGTTCTGTCATAGTCTGAGGACTCGAAGGTGAATGGTCTGCGCAAATCGCGGGCGTCCGACCCATCCATCGATTTGCTGGCCGCATCTTTGGAGAGTTCGGCCGAGTTTTTGTCAACCTGTGCGACGTTCGGCGTAATGTCGAACGTACTACCACTACCAGAAGAGCTATTACTATTGTCAGTCATTGTGATATAAGTTATGAGAGTTCACCGAGCGTAAATGGGCGCATCGATTGCGTGTCGCCCCGTGCAAGGTTCTTCTTCGACTTTGCCCAGACGGCGAGCGCAAAGGCGTCAGAGAAATCGTCGTGCCCTCCTGGTGGGTGCTCGATTCGCATCTTGCCCGAGCTTGTGAAACTAAACTCTAAGTCGAGACATTGATTGACCAACTTGTTTCCAGGCTGGTCGTTCTTCCCAGGAATGTATGGAATTGTGACATTTTCTTTTTGAATCTCGTTTTTCAGCGTATTGTACAAGTCTTGTTTCTTCTCATTGGTGAATTTGAAGCCGCTCACCTTTTGGCCGAGACCTTCCTTTACTTGGTCGACCGTTCCTTGGCCGAGGCTTGTCGAATCCACCATAATCTGTGAAAAGTCGTAGTACGAGTCAAGCTCACGGATTCGACCCATCGCGTCAGTCATCGGCTTCTCAGAGGTGTGCTCGATGTCGAACACATTGCCTGTATCATCGAGGCAGACATAGACTGACTCGTCGCCCCCAGTTGAGGCTAAGTCTACGCCAAGGTATGTCACACTGTCTGCCTTCGAGACTACCTCTTCGGTGCAGGCCATCAACTCATCTCGTTGGAAGAAGGAGTCCGCATTTTCTTCGAACTGGCCGAGGATCTCTTGTTTGAACTGCATGACTGTGAGATTCTCTTTCTGTTCTCTGATAAATTCGTCACTGATAAGCGGATTGGCCGAGGTGGGCACTTGCTGCGTGTACCACTTCTCGTCATTTGATTTTTCGTAGAGGAATCCTTTCTTACCAAACGGGGTGCTCAGTAGAATGAATGTGCCGCCCCCAACTGCCATCATCGGCAGCAACACTTGTTGGAAGATTGCGTCATCAATGAAGGCAGCCTCGTCAACAATAATCATATTCTCTGGGCCACCGTATCCACGAATGTTTGACCCGTCTCGGCCGACAGGGAGCGCAATGATGCGAGAGCCATTGTCAAAGTTAATCTCTGTCCTCGTGGAGCGGACGACGCCCCACTGGTCCGAGGGAATATTACTATTGCGCATCTCTGCCTGGACCTGATTAAATAGCTCCATCGACTGGCGCTGCGCCTTTGCCGTGAGAAGCACCTCTACTTGCTCGAAGGTGACGGCCTTCCATAAGGCGAGCCATGCTGCTGTTCGAGATTTGCCCACCCGTCGACCTGAGACAAAGACTTTTCTGTCATCATCTTTGTCCATAAATTCTTTCTGATAGTCGAACGGCTCCTCGTTTAAATAATGTTCGACAAAGTAGGACGGCTCATTGAGCAATCGGCTCGCGTTTACCATCAGTAATCAACCTCACTTCCCATCAGTTGTGCTATTTCTGGCTTGAGAATAAAGACATTACTTGGCCGAGTGGTGCGCATCGACTCGTCCGAGTGTATGAATGATTCTGGCAATGCAAGCACTTCTTTGGGCATTGCGCTGCCAGCAGTTGGTGTGAAATGTATGGACGAGTCGAACCCAACTCTGAGCATAATGTCGGCGCTCGAATCAGTGTATAGCTCCCGATTGATGAAGTCGTACAATCCTTGCTCGATTTTTGGTTCAGATTTCACTGGCTGGATGTCCATCTCCATTCTGTAATATCCGCCAGCAAAATCTTCAATCATGGTAGTTACTCTTCGTCGGCCGAGGAATTGCGCATCTCGCTCAACTCTTGTGCAATGTTTGTCTGCGCTTCTGCCTGCTGCGAGTCAGGGTCCTCAAGTAATCCTAATTCTTTCATGGACCTGGTCATCGTTCGGGTGAGGCGGTCATACGCTACATTGAGCGTATTTTCTTGGTCTTCCATGAGGGGGCGGCCATCATCAGTGTAGCCAATTGTCTTGTCCTCTTCGACAATTCCTACTTCATCGATGTACTCATTGGCGCGCCGCTGCTTGTGCATGTCGATGGCAATATTTCGAACCATCTGAAGTTTTGCCATGTTGTCAGCACTGAAGGGCGCATCATCGAGCATTGATTCAACAACTGCATCAATCCACGCCTGCTCCTCGGACGAGCGATTGTTGTAGTAATTTTGTCTGTCCGAGTGCATTCCATGCGTCTCGTGATGATTGTTCCCCTTGTTCGGCGTTTTGGTCGCGCCTCCGTGAAGATAGCAGCGGCCGTCTCCTGTATGATCAGTCCTGAACCCAGCCTTGTTGGCACAGTAGCCTACGTCCTGGTCCCACTCCTCGGGCACACGCTTCTCACGAACGCGAGCATTACAGTACCAATCGTCGTCATCAGTTTTATTAGGCATAGTAGGAACGTTTGTCTATTAAATACTTTATGCTTCGGCCACTTATATACCCCCTCTTGCGCGAGTGGCGGCCTTTTATAAGTGGC